TTCGCTGTTTTTCTCCACTTTTTCGCCGTTTTTATCCACTTTTCCATCGTTTTTAAAGACTTTTTAACCAAAAACGGTCTTTTTCGAGGATTGGTTTTACAAAAGTTAACATGAATTTAACTTCCATTATAGGAACAGGCGTGTTTTTTAATATCCATTAACTACGGTTTTTCGGTGTTTTTGAGTGTAAAAATAATTCTTTCAAAGCTGTGCGTGTCAAGGTTTATGTTAGTTGATTTTGTTTTGCGTCAGGGTAATTTGGTGTGCGTCATGGTGTTGCATCAGGGTTATGAAGTGTTACTTCATGGATTTAAGCGGAGAATCAGATAAAGTTAATTATAAAGTATAATATAAAATAATAGTTAAAAAACACTCATAACTGCTTAATAATCACTATATTACTATATATATTATTATTATTATATAAATATTATACTAAACTATATATATACAATAGGGCTTTCCCTATATAGTTTTACAAAATGAAATAAAATAATAATTGGTATATCTTTTTGCTCGTAACGGTCTAAACATTAACCAGTTAAACGAATTATTTTTATTTTTAGAAAATAATTTTTTATCAGAATAAAATATTTTTGATACTCGAAAAACGATGAAACCGTTTGCCACACTACATTACAGCGTATAGCCTAAAAAAATCAACGCTCTAACCTGAAAATAATTGAAAAATAGTTGAAAAATAATCCCGATTTATTTGTTTTATTAATTTAAAATGTTTACGTTTGGCGCGAAGGTAAAAAATGCATTTAAACACGTGAAGACAAAACCAAGAATATCAAAACAGAAGGCTATTTCGGAAATCGTGAAGGGTTTGCGGAAGGGTTATTCTCGTGATGTTATTTTCGCAACAATCCGCAATAATTCGCAAATAGGTATTAGAACACTTGACACCTATTTACCTGAAGCACAGGAATTGCATTTTAAGGAGCAGAGAGAGGCTGAAAGGGTAGCACGTGAACAATTAATCCAAGCAAAAAAAGAAGAGCTTAAAAGCGATATA